ATCAGCATCAGCATCGCCTAGTACTGTATTACCATTTACGGTAAGATTCGTAGAGATTAAGGCTGCTCCTGTTACATCGAGAGCCACAGTAGGAGCAACTGCTGAACCTATACGAACATTACCAGTAAAAGCATTGTTTGCAGTACCACTAGCAAGAAAGCCCCATTTACCAGTACCGCTTGACATTAGAGATCTATAACCAGCAGTTAGTGTAACTGACCCAGTCATATCAGCTGCATCAAAGCCTATAGCATTTGTAACTAGAGTAGCATGTCCTAGATTCTCTGCTCTAAAACCTGCAATAGTAGCAATAGATCCAGTACTGCTAAGAACAGGTGTACCTGCTTGAAAAGCAATAGCAGCATTTGTTATAGAACCAGCAGCACTTAAAGAAAAGTTACCAGAGTAAATAGCAGAAGAAGTAACATTACCAGTATTTGTAAGTCTAGCTTGAGCTTCTGTACCTCTGAGTGCTACTACAAGGGCTGTTCCAGTATGTGAAGAAATAAATAAGAGTGATTCTACTACAGCAGCAGCATTGCCTCCAGAGTAACTAGCATTTACACTAAAACTTCTAATATCAGACGTACCCCCAGCATCTCCTGTTGTATTGACATTTAGTGTAAGTATTTGAGAGAAACCCGCAGCAGCAGCGACTGATCTTGATGCAATCCAATTAGATCCAAAAGTCCATGTTCCAGCATTGATAGTAAGAGTATCACCCGAGGCATCACCTAAGGTGGTATTGTTACTAACAATTAATGAACCTGTAATATCTAGGGCAACTGTAGGTGTTACAGTAGATCCAATTCGAGTATTACCTTGAAAAACGTTATCAGCAGTACCTGATATAAATAGATTCCATTTACTAGCACCAGAGCTAATAAGACTACGAAGTCCTACCATTGCATTAGTAGCTCCTGAAATATCAGTTATATTTATACCATAAGCATTGGTAACAAGTGCATTACCTAGATTAGCAGTTTGAAGACCTATATTATTAGTAATTGTACCTGTAGTTAAAGCAGGAGCAGCTGCTGCAAAACCAAGATAATTTGTATATGATCCAGATGCTGATGTAGCAGGTGATGCTAAGAAACCAATACCTGTTGTTGCATTTCCAGTAGATAGTAATTGATTAAAACTACTAAATCCAACTATCTGAGAAACTGTAGCACTACCTTCATGTCTTCCATAGCCATCAATACCTATAGCTTGAACAACAGCATTAGCACCTATAATACGATGTTGAAATTGTAGAGCTCTTGTATCTGAAGTACCTCCTGCATCCCCAGTCCATCTAGTATTCCATATTTGAACAGCAACCGTACCAGCAGCTACAGTACCCACATCACGAGTAGCTGTCCAGTTTGAACCGAATGTCCAGGTTCCAGCATTTATTGTTAGTGTATCAGCAGAAGCATCACCCAGAGTAGCATTACCTGAGACTATAACAGAGCCAGTTACATCTAAAGCAACAGTAGGAGCTACGTTAGATCCAATACGTACATTACCGTTAAAAGCATTATTAGCTGTTCCAGAATGCAAGAAGCCCCAAGCTCCAGTTCCTGTATTCTGTTGAGATCTATAACCAATAGTGTTAGTAAGTGAAATAGTCATATTAGTTTGATCATAGCCAACAGCAGTAGTAACTAAACTAGCATGTCCAAGATCAGTAGTTACGAAACCTCTATTAGTTCCTATAGCCCCTGTAGATGTAAAACTGGGACCAGTAACTTGATAAGCAGACGCAGATCCAATATTACCGCTTGAAGATAGTGTAAATGATAGTTCATGTCCAACGAAAGTAGTAACAGTTCCAGAACCAGATACTACATTTATCTCTCTTATTCCACGAGCTGTGGTTAAAGTATTAGTAGCAGAATGTGTAAAACCAGACCTGATATTCATTCCAGCTGTAGCGGCATTAGCACCTTGTAATGTAGTAGTATATTGAAAGCCTCTCCAATCTGAAGTACCACCAGCATCTGCGGTAGCTGTACTTACCCATGTTTGGCTAGTAGATACTCCAGCGGCTACAGTACCAGCAGCTCTAGTAGCAATATAATTGGAGCCAAAAGTCCATGTACCAGCATTAACAGTTAAGGTATCAGCAGAAGCATTTCCTAGTGTAGTGTTACCATCTACAGAGAATGGTCCAGTTAATGCATTGGACCAAGTAGCATCCCCCCTTAAGAAAGTAGTCGAATCAGCAACGCCCGAAGTACCCAGTCCAGGTACAATGACAGTAGCAGTAATACTAGGAACCGCTGGATCATAAGTAAAGTTTATGGTTGAAGAATCAATAAGAGCAGCCCCTACTACAGCTAGGATAGTAGCAGGAGTAAAAAACCTTTCTGCTATTGGTCCATTAGCTGAGTAAGGATTCATTAGCCGTCCTGTTTATCGTTCTTGTGAACAGCAAGCCACTTCAAGGCTTTGGCCTCTAGCCTAGCTGCTTCATCAGAGTTACCCATATCTTCAAACATAATAGCACAAGCCATTGTAGCTACAGTTCCTTCCATGTTATCAATGAACCAGTTAGTATCATCATCATCAGATTCATCATCGAAACGCTCAGGATATTGATAGTAGCCGTAAAGCATCAGAGAGGATAGAGTAGAAAGCTTGAAGACAAGGTTATCGCCAGCACGATACCAGACATCAATCTTCTCTTGTCCTAGAGTAGGATTCTTCTCAATGAAAATCTTAGCCGGATCAGTTTTCTTCAGATATAAGGAGTAGGTAGAAGGTCTCAGGTACTTGATTTTACGGAAGCGTGTAAAAGTAGTGGATATAACGATACTCTGAGCATACTCAGAAGAGGAGATTGCAACAGAACCCTCTACAAGATCAGCAGCAAAATCCCCATGAGCCGTTAGCAATTCAATAGCATCATTGATCGCATCTAGTGTCTTCTCTACTAGATCGGATCTCTTGGTTGTCCTGTAGATTCTTGCTCTCAACTCGCCCAGCGGCATCGCTATATCCTTTAAAGTTACTTATTAGTCTCTTCTTCTTTTACTTCAACTACACCGAAATGCGTAGCATTCTTCTCGTTTCGCAGGTACTCAATAAGCTTAGGATCTTCAGTCATTAGCCAGCCATGAATAAAGCCAATACGAACATTAGCCATATGAAAACCCAGATTTGGTTTCTGTGCTCTAAATAGTACTTGTTTAGGACTAGTACGCTTAGGACGCACAGCATCAATCGAAGGCAGTTTCTGCACTCCGATAGTCTTAGCTGCCATTGATGCAGTATTCGCCATACCAGTAGACAGAGTAGACTTAGGAGTTTCAGGATGAGCAGTCTCGGTAGAAGCCCCAGGCTTTACTAGCCCAGTAGCCTCTACCGATGCTGCACGAGCAGCTGCAAGCTTCCCGATTAGACTTCCGCTCTTGGGGGCTTGGCCGTCTGTAGACATTCTTTAGCCAATCGCTTCCGTCAGACCTTCGACAACGCAGCAGGCATACGGGTTTACTAGCTCAACAGCGAACTCTGAAGTAAGCGATCCGCCTACTGCATCAACACCGTTCGCATTGTTTCTACCGTCCCCACCGAATTCTTCAGGCTTCGTATCGCGGCCATTCAGGAAGGCTAGCTTCAGAGCGCCAAGCTCAACTACGACCATCAGTTTAGCAAGTTCAGCCCAAGCATTAAACAGAGGATGCTCGATTAGGTTGATAGTGCCTTTGTAGAACTTGAATTTAGTAAATTGCATCCCGAAGCTAGTCTCTTCTTGGGAGATAGTTACTTGGCCTGACATACGGCCAATATCGTTCAGCACTTTCATCGCAGTAGATCCACAGAAGGCAATACGACTCTTGCTATTGCCCATGTCAGTGGAGTAGAGGAAAGCAGGCTCAACAAGAGTTACGAGCTGTTGGAAGGTAGTCGTAGCAGCAGCAGTATTCGTGTTCGCAGGAGCGTATTGATCGGTTGCATCATAGATACCCTGGGTAGCATGTCGTGGCTGCGTTCCTGAGGTATCCATGATCGGCTGACCAAAGAAGATAGAAGATTCACACTCTGACGAATGTAGCATCGAGCAGTCCTTTCTGTTCTCCTGTACGTTGGAGAACCCTTGTTCTGCCAGACTAGCACGCGCAGTATCAGTAAGAGCCCAAGCATTGCGGAAGATCTGAGTGTAGTTAGGAACGTAGACAGTAGTCATGCCGCGAGCAGTCGGACGAGCCGAACCTTCAGCGTATGACGTACCCACAACAAGCAGCTTCTGGTCATCAGCCATAGCAGCACCAAGCACACGACCATAAGCACGAGTAACGGTGATTTGAGTAGCAGAATCTACTGAAGCAACACGCACATTCTCACGCGTAGTCGGATTATAGAGTACCATGTCAGCAAGCATTCCAGTCGTAGAATCTACTGGAATAACAGTAGTACCAGCACCAATAGCAGCAGAGTTGATTTGTACAGAACCGAACTGCATCGTCTTAGAGAAGTAGCCATGCGTAGAGCTTTTAGCAGATGAGCGTGGTTGCTGAGACAGAAGACCCCAGAGCGGGAAGCTCCCGTTAGGGAACAGTCTCAGCATCGTGCCAGCGAAGCTACGTGTGTTCAGCTCCGCAGGGTTCTGTGAGGTATTAAATACCCCAGTGAACAATGCTGACGGCATGGTAGTAAATCTCCTGAGAACTACTCAGGCAGCTATTAGTCTACTCTTTGGGTGCTTGCGGCTGGCCTTCCAACCAGTCTGCCCATTGCGTTTGGCTTGATCCTGTGCCAGGAAGATGATCTCCCTTCGTGGTGTCTTCTTCCCCCGGTTTGAAATCTGAGAAAGCTTTCGGGTTTAGAGACTTCGCTACATCCATAAAGTACTTGGACGTTTGCTCAGCGATCCAGTCAGGAGTAGCATCTGGATATTTGCCCAAGATTCTGGACGCGATACTATCCAACTGCTCCTTAAGCACAGGATTATTAGCTGCAAGCTTTTCCAGGTTATTCTTCGTCAGTTCCTGCTTGACTGATCCGCCTAACCCTTGGCGTTCATGTGCTAGTCTTGCGTTGATGAACTTGTCCGTAAGGACAGGTAGATGCTCGAAGATGCGAGAGTAAGTCTGACGACCCAGAATATCAAAAGCTTCTTTCATCGCTGTAGCATCTCCGGACTGGAGCTTTTGTGCAAGCTCAGGCGTTACGTGGTCGGAGAAGCTCATACTCTGAACTAGCTTCTTTACTGCTTCTGGGTCTAGTTGAAATTCAGGGGCTTTAGAAGCTCCCGAAGTGTTAGCATTATCGAACAGACCCTTGAATTGGTCAAGAGGATTAGTGGATTTCTTGTCACCATCTCCATTAGGATCATTGGGATCTTTGTTACTCCCACTCTTATTAGCAGGATCATTGACATTAGGCTTATCTCCTGACTTATTAGCGTTAGGATCTGGATTTCCTTTGTTAGCATTACCACCAGTATTAGTCCTGAACAAATCCATTATGTTCATTTCTTCTCCTCTGGTTTAGCTTCTACCTTCTTGCCTTGGAAGTTGTTGAGGAGAAAGACGCAAAGATACTGAATACCCTTCAGTTTATTAAACCGAAGAGCAGCTTTACGCATTTGTTCCTCTGTCTCAATCTCATTCTTAATGAATTCTGTTACTGAGGTGTGGAAGATATGTTGTAGGTACTTACGAACAGCAGGATGTGATAGACTCTGGGTTATAATCTCAATATCAGGAGGAGTTAGATCAGGTAACTGGTGCGGAAGCAGGAGGTTTAGTAGCTCCTCCTGCATTTGGTTGTCCAGATGGTGCCCCTTGTGGTTGTGGTAGGTACTGTTCTAATCCTCGTACTCCTCCTAATTGTCCTAGATGTGCAAACATAGCTGGTAGTCCTTGTCCCCAAGAAGCAGCTAGCAGTTCACTTTGTGAGATAGCTTGAATTAGATTACCTAGCATATCTGTAGAAGCCAATTTGGACTTAGGTGTATATCCATCAGCTACTCTAAACGATAGAACCTTCTGACGTAGTTTATCTAGCATTTCAGGAGTTACAGAGTATACAGTACCAGTCTTTTGGCTCTGGAAGGGTCCATTAACTCCCTTCTGGAAGATATTGAGCTTGATGCTCTCTTTAATAGGAGTCATGATCTGATATTCAACAGTCATTACAGGTAAGCGACGACGTTCATCAGCACCAGACATAGTATCTTGCCACTCTACGACAGACTTGTTACCCTTTTGAAATTCTCCACGTGAGGGCTTATTCTGTCCTGAAAGCTTATCAGCAAACTCCAACAACATACCAGCATCTTGCATGACACCTTCTGTTCCACGAGCATCGAAAGGAATCTGCATGTATGCATCAGACAGAGTACGATCATTTAAGCCAGACAAACGAACTGGAATCTTGGGAGCAGGAATAGGAGCGTTAATGTCATCAGAAGAAATCATCTGGTCATTATAAATAGCACGATCAGATACAGCACGACGAGCTGCATTGAAGCGAATGTCAAACATAGTAGAGATAGCATTCTGAATAGGAATCTGAGCTTCACCAATAGACTTAGTTTGAATACCGAAGCCATCTTCTAGTGGCATTCCAATCATCATGGGTAGAATGTCATAAGCTGTATAGACACGTTCAACATAGATGATTGTTTGACCATTCAGCATTACAATCTTCCAGATTTGTGGACTATTCTTAGCAGGTACATCTTCAATATTAAATTCAGAAGGAATGATACGCAAATAGAGAGTAGTCTTCTCATAGAGACCAGCAAAGAGAGTCTTAGGTGTACGTCCATCAGTAAATTTATTACCTGTTAAATAGTTCATCCAGTTTACATTATTTCCAGCATTACGCTTCTGATTAGCACTAACTAGTTCATTTACTTCAGGTTCTTCTGTGTAGAACATTGAGTCTGTGTTAGGAAATGTCATGCTCTGTACTTTAGATAAATTATATAAGTTACCAGACTGTGATTTAGAGTTGATAAAGCGTTTCATAGGAATACGACCTTCTAGCTCAATATAGCCAGCCCACTCTCCACAGTAAGCCACTTCAGCAGGATTATAACGTGGGTCCCAGATAGTATTGTAAGGTGAGCGACGTTTAATGCGTGTAAAGCTAGGGAAGCTCTGTTTCATTTGAGCTTGTTCACGTGGTTTTAGATAATCTGTCACGATCTGATACTGTTCAATAGGTTCCCAGCTACATTCAATGGGCATAAAGTTATACTTGATACCATCTCTAAAAGACAGTAAGAATTCTCTAGCGTATTGTCCCTGAATAGCGTGAGTATCAATAATAGATTCAAGCATCTCAGCTTCTTTCATGTCAGCAGGACTAGATACAATTGGAAACATAGGATAACCTGACAGATAGACCTCTGCCATGTGTCCTACGAAGCCATCTACTTGAGAAATAAGAATAGGAACTTTGATATTATCTAGAGCTACACCAGCTTGTGTTTTGCCTGCATTCTTATCATCTTCAGTCTGAAAACGGAAGTAAGCAAGATCAATAGCCTCCAGCTTATTACGCATATCGCTAAAGCGTTTATGTAAATCGAGAATATTCTTGACGTGTTGCTCTAAAAGCTCAATAGATTTAGCAGAGATACGTAGAGGATTCTTAGCTTCTTGCTTCTGATTGGCTGTTGCCAATTAACTCCCCTAGAAGGGTGTGTTGTTGCCTAGAACTCTACTGTTACTCTTAATGTGTCTTCTGATCGTGAGCATATGGGAATACATATTGCGTATTGTTATACCCATAGCTGCTGAGTCCATCCAGTCATCCTTGTTATTGTTCTTCCCTGTCCTATAAGCTGTAGCTTGCCATGTAAATCTAGCTCTATCTTGAGGTCTTAAGA